TTGCAAGATCATCCGCTGCCGGGACCGCCCCCGGTCAGCAGCCGGGCCAGCCGACCAAGCCAGCCCAGCTCGATGATGAAACCCGCGCGGCAGTCAAGCGACTGACCGGCGAGATGTGGAAGGGCGATCCCGAGGCGACCGAAAAGGCCCTCACCGAAGTACTCGCGGTACTCGCGTCACGCGGCTCCAGCGTCAAGGTGCCGAGCGTCGAAGAGATCGCGCAACTGGTGCAAACCAAGGTCGAAGCAGGACTGTTGAAGGCGCGCGCAGAAGACCGCACGGCGCAGGTGAAGACGGCGAACAAGCGGGAAGCCGACGAAGTGAATCACCTCATGGCAACGAAGTACGCCACGGTGGACACGAACCCGGAACTCCGTTCGATGGCGCAAGGTCTTTTCCGAGCCGCACGTTCCGATCCGCGTAACAAGGGAAGGTCGCTGGTGTCGATCGCCGACGACGTGGGAGCAAGGGTTCTTGAGATCGCGGGTGCTCCGGGTCAACCCGGAACGGCTACGCCGGCAGCCACGAGACAGGAACTCAGAACGCGCACCACGCTGAAGCGTCGACTGCCGCAGCCCTCCTCGGTCAGCGAGAGATCGCCGACAGAAGCCGACCAACAGGACTACCCGACCAAGGGGAGCGAGATCGTTCGCATGATGCGCGCCGCACGCAATCAGCCTGTTAACTGATCGGCGACACGCATCCCACATCGGGAGAAGACCTATGGCAGGCCAACTCTGGTCTGTAAACATCCTCGGCGGCTACATGTTCGCCCCCGAGTTGAGCAACGTGCTGCGTATGGCAGTGCTCCCGGTCGTCAAGTTCCGTCAGTTCTGCGACGCGAAGGACGCGACCGACAAGGGCTTGCAGCGCGGCGACAAGTTCTCGTGGAACGTCTACTCGCGTGTCCAGACGAAGGGTGCTCCGCTCGCGGAAAACAACGCGATGCCCGAGACGAACTTCATCATCACGCAGAAGACGCTCACGATGACCGAGTTCGGCAACTCGGTTCCCTACACCGGCAAGCTCGACAATCTGTCGCAGCACCCGGTGCAGGAGATCATTCACCGCGTGCTGAAGCACGACTGCAAACAGTCGATCGACGTCGCGGTGTGGGCGCAGTTCCAGACCACGCCCGTCAAGGTGCAGGCGGCCGCCGGCACGTCGACGACGGCGATCACGCTGGTCGAGTCTGGCTCGATCGGTGTTACCAACAACGTCGCATTCGGCAAGGGCCATGTGCGTCCCATCGTCGACACGATGAAGGAACGCAACATCCCGGCGTACATCGGCGACGACTACTACTGCATCGCTCGTCCCACGACCTTCGCGCAGTTGAAGGCTGACCTCGAATCCGTCTACCAGTACACCGAGACGGGCTTTCAGGAAATCCTCAACGGCGAGATCGGCCGCTACTACAACATGCGCTTCGTCGAACAGACGCACATCGTTGCCGGCGGCGCCGAAGACTCGGTGACGTTCAACCCGCAGACCGACACGGCCGATCCGTGGAACAACGGCAAGTCGGACTGGATTTTCTTCTTCGGCGAAGACACGGTGGCGGAAGCCATCGCGATCCCCGAGGAAATCCGCGGCAAGATTCCGACCGACTACGGCCGCTCGAAGGGCGTGGCTTGGTACGCACTGCTCGGCTACGGCCGGACGCAGGGTGATCTCGGCGTGGACGTCAAGAACGCCCGCATTCTGAAGTGGGAGAGCGCTGCGTAAGCAGCGTTCCCTCACCCGGAACCCTTTAACAGGAGATCAGGAAAATGCCCGGCTACGATAACGCATACCGCGTCACCTACACGTTCTCGTTCACCAACGCCACTCTGGCGGCGGCAGCGAGCATGCGTGTTCCCACGCACCTCGGCGTGCGGCAGGCTGCGATCGAGGACATCAACCTCACGCCGTCTGTCGCGGTCGTCAACACCACTGGTGCGATGGTCTTGCAGATCGGCACGACGGCAACGAGCGGCAAGTACGCCGCTCAGAACGTCGGCACGACCGCGGGCCTTCTCGTTGGCGACTCGTACTCGGTCGCTGACCTCGACGGCCGTGTGGCCGCGTACAACCCGCAGGCTCCGAACCTCGGCACGGTCAACAAGGGCTTCATCGACCTGCTGAACGACGGTGATGTGGCCGGCACGTTGCAGACCAAGCTCAAGGTCGGCACCGTCGTCGGAACAGGTACGCCGGCCGGCACGATCATCGCGAACATCACCATGCGCTTCTGGTAACATCGGCAGCGCCCACCAGCAGGAGAAGCGTCATGAACGAAGGCCGTCCTCCGGTGAAACCCGCCTACGACAACGCAGGCGAAAATCCCGGCGATGCCTCCACCAGCAACACCGAGCCGGCGATGCCCGGGCCGCGCGTGACCAAGCCCGAGGTCGGCATGACCTCCGGTGCGGACATCTCGCAGGGCTTCGGCTATCGCGACCCGATCGCAGACGTGACGCCCGAGGACATCGGCGCGGACACGCAAGGTGGCGGGCAGATTCACATGCAGCATCCGAAGACTCCGGCGGGCCGCGGCACGCGGTTCGGTTGATACTTCGGCAGTAACACGGTGGTCTTACAAAGGCCGGGCGGCGTGAGCTGGCCCGGCCTTTTTCCTATCACGAGGTGCAGCATATGAGCCAACTACCTACCCTCGGTCGCGCGATCGGCGAAGCGATGGAAGATCATGACCTCAAGAAGCGGGGCTACACCGACAAGACGAACGACAATCTTGCCGGCGACAATGCCACGCCGTTCCCTTGTGGTGACATCGCGGCGGTGGGCATGGAACCTCCCGCTCAGGTGCGCACCCCCGAACCTGCCGAAGGCGTCGCCTTCCGCAAGGCGATGGCCGATCAGGGCGATCAGGAAATGAAGCTCGCGCTCACGCGCCGCTGATGATCGGTCCTGTCCTGCCGATACTGGAGCGGGAACTTCCGATGGAAGAGGAGCCTGTTCGGCTCTGTTCCCCGGATGGTCTCGTGTTTGAAGAAGGCGAAGCACTGGAGGACTACGACGATGAACGCGGTACTGAAACAGACGCATGCTAGCCCCATCCACGGCGAATGCCGTGCGGGCTGGTGCTGGGAGGGCGAGGCATTCACGCGATACGGCGCGTGGGTTCCCAAAGAGGTAATAGCACAGGACGAAGCGCTCCGGCTCGAAGGGCTGACACCGCCCTCCGACGAGGAAGTGCTCGACGACCTGTCGCCGATCCTGAGCCCCGCTGTGTTGCCACCGGGCTCGGTGCTGTCCGAGCCGCCCCCGAAGGTCGACAAGGCGAAGCTGCAAGCGATCCGGGCTCGCCTGATCGCCAACGCACAGGCGGCCACGGCCGACGCTGCGAGCCAGCCGGCGCTGGCGGCCCCGGGCGAGGAGATGGGCGATCCTGCCAACGCGATCGAGCTGGCCGTTGCCCGGCGCGAGTCTGCCGAGAAGGACGAGCGCCTGAACGCCGCCGCCGCGGAGAACGATGCGCTCAAGCGTCGCCTCGATGCGCTGGAGGCAGCTCTGGCAAAGTCGGGCACGCCCGGCTCCGTGGACGCCGTTACTCCCGCGGGAACACCTGCCGATCCGCTCTCAGAAGTCACCGGCAACGCCGGAGCGAAGAAGCAGCCCACGAAGTAACAGAGAGAACACGCCGCCATGATGACCTATCTCGATCTGGTGAATGCTTTCATCCTTGAGTTCGGCATCAATGGCGGCGTGCAGCTCTCCGGCATCGGCGCCGCCGGCAACACGTATGAATCACTCCGCGTCGCCGGCTTCATCGCAGACGCCGACTACGAGATTCAGTCGCTCTACAACAACTGGCGCTTCATGTGGCGCCGGTTCGACGGGCTCACGGCGCTCAACGCGCACAGCCTGTCCGTCCCGAGCAAGGGCGTCGAGCAGTACCTCGCGCAGGAGATCGACCGAGGCTCGCTTGTTATCCGTCCGGAAACATCGACGGCGAGCTTCCCGCAGTTCAAGAATTGGGAAGACTTCCGCCACCTCTACTACAACAGCGTGCTCACTCCGGCAGACACGCCCGCTTACTGGACGATGGACCCGGTGCGTCGGCTGTGGGTCTCGTGCCAGTGGAACGCCGCCAACATCCCGTACCGCTACGAGTGCTGGGCGCAGCCGTACCGCCTGTCGTCTGATGGCGACGTCTCGCCGATCTGCCGCTATCTCGCAACGAACCCGCTGAACCCACGCATCGCGGCGAACCCCGGGGCCAACGCAGTCGTGCAGCCGTATGGTCAGGCGCATGCAACGGCGATCCGTGACCAAAGTGGTCGCATCATCATCATGCGGGCCGCGATGATCTATGCGACCGTTGAGGGAGCAATGGAGGTGATGCAGGGATCGAGCGCTGAATACGAAGACCTGCTCTTGCGGCTGGCGTCGAAGGCGCTGCCGGGACAGGAGTCGGACATGGCTTCGGCCGACAACGGCCAAGCCGTCATCGAGACGCCCTGATGTTCATCAATCTCGCAGCGAAGCGACGCGCCGCAGGATTCCCGCAGCAGGACAATAATTTCTCCGACAGCGTGATCCTGCAAGGCGGCCTCAACGTCGAGGAGCCGTCCGCTGCCGGCAATCCCGGCAACCTGATCTTCTGCCAGAACTTCGAGCCGAACTTCGAGGGCGGGTACGTCTCGAAGGGCGGCTTCGAGCCCGTCGACGGGCAGCGTCAGCCGAGCGCCTATTTCTACCAAGCGTACAAGATCGCGGCGATCATCGGCGCTCCGGCCAACAAGCCGACCGCGCTGACGATCGTCAACGACGGCGTCAACTTCAAGGCGTTTCTCGGCTTCGAGACGATCAACGGCCAGCTCTACATGGTCGTGTCGTCGGTGTTGCAGAGCCTCATCACGGCAGACTGGCGTGCTCCCGGCGCGGGAACAGCCATCGACATGAACCCGTTCAACGCGGGAGCCACCATCGCCAGCGGCGCCGGCAACTTCGCGGTCCTGTCCAACTCGTTCGACTACATCGGCTCGCTCGACAACACCGGGCTGGTCGCCCACTACGTCTCGATGGCGCGCGACTACGGCCGCAGCCTCATCAAGGCGGTCGGTGGCGTCAACGGCGTTGGTCGCGCATGCGGTGTGTTCGATCTCAACGGCCAGCTTTACGCGATCCGGAACAACGGCGGCACCGACAACTTCGGTGACATCTGGAGGTCGAGCGGCGCAAGCTGGGTCGTTGTGCCACGAAGCACGGCGGTGTTCTTCTCTGCGCTAACGGTCGACATCAACGAAGGCGACGTCATCACGAATGTCGCCGGCACGATAACGATGACCGTGAACCGCGTCATCATCCAGTTCGGCACGACCGGTACGGGCGATGCTGTCGGATACTTCATGTCGAACAACATCGCTGGCGCTGGCGCCCCGTGGGGTAACGCACAGATCATGCGGCGTGGCGGTGTGAACGTTGCCGTCACACCGGCCGCTGGCACTGTGCAGACGACGTTCAAGCTACCGCGTGACGGCAGTGGCGGCGCGACGCCTCCAACCAACTACCGCTTCCGCCGCTGGAACTTTAGCGCGAAGCCTCCGAATCTTACCGGCGGCGGATCGCGCATATACGGTGTTTCCGCGCAGGGGCCAGCCTTCGAGTTCGATGGTACTACGACCACGCCGATCATGACCGGCCTTGGCCTGACAGCCACCGTGTTCAACAGCCTCAGTCCGACAGCGGAACGACCGACGAAGCTCGCGATTCAAGCGGATCACCTGTTCCTTGGCTACGACGGCGGCGGCCTCCAGCACTCTGGCTTGCAGACGCCGTTGAATTGGACGGCCGTGCAGGGCGCGGACACGCGGCAAACAGGCGACGACATCGAGAACCTTGTTGAGAACGTCAACGGAACACTGATGGTGCAGACGCGCACGCGCACCGGGCAAATTTACGGCGACGTCAACGAGAACTTTCAGCTTCGATGGAACGACGCTGAGGCTGGCGGCTACGCGAACACGGCGTGCAAGCTCACCGGAGCAGCGCTGTTCCTCACCGATCAGGGCGTGATGGTGCAATCGCAGTCGAACGACTTCGGCAACTTCACCTCGGCGTCGATGTCGGCAGTGGTGAACTCGCTGCTGCGCGCGCTCATGCGCGACGGCCTCGGCGCCACAGAGGCGACCGTCTCGCGCGAACGCAGCATGTACCGTCTGTACTTCGACAACGGCAAGTGCCTCTCGTTCTGCATCAAAGGCGATCAGTGTGTCGGCGTTGGTTACTGCGACTACGGTCTCACTCCGCACAACTTCTGGAGTGGCCCGTCGACGGTGTCGACCGGCGGCGCAAACCAGCCGCCGGAGCGAGTGCTGTTCTGTTCCGACAATGGTTTCGTTTATCAGGACGACAGTGGCGGCGCGTTCGGCGGGGCCTTCATCGTCGGCAAGGCGCAGACGCAGTTCTACAACGGGCAAGACAATCAGGCGAACATGAAGTTCTACCGCCAGATGCTCGTCGATGTGCTCGGCGCTGACGCGTACACGAACCTCAAGTTCTCTGCCGAATATGACGACGGCGCGGACTACCGCACGGTCGAGGTTCCGGAGAACATCACCCGGTATCTCGCTGGCGGCCAGTATCAAGCCTACTCGGCATACAACCAAGCATTCTACGGCCCGAGCAACAAGAATGTGATCCGGAAACAGTTGCACGGACAAGGCGTCGCGATCAGCTTCATCTTCACGTTCTCGTCGAACATCTCGCTCCCGTTCACCATTCAGGCCGTCCGCTTCGTCGCGGCGCTACGCTCACGCAGGGGATGGAGGTAAC